CGCCCGATCCGGCTCACCGATGACGGCGGCGACGATGTGCTGGCGTGGACCGCAGCGCGTGGCGACTTGCTAGAGAAGGGCAACAGCAGCGGCTGGTGGGGCGTCGTGTGCCCCAACAGTGGCGAGCATAGCGACGGCAACCCGATGGGGCGTTATCACCCCGTAAACCGCGCCTATTGCTGCCTGCATGAGCATTGTTCTGAGTGGGATAGCGTGGCCTATCTCGCGTGGGTGGAAGAGCAGGGTGGGCCCAAGCGCTCACATGGCCTGCGTGAAGAGTTACTTGCCGCAGTAATGGAAGACACCTTGGCCAAGCTGACCCCGACGCCCGCGTACCCTGACGAGGCCGCAGCAGTCATTGCAGAGGTAGAAAACCGCGAGATGGGCCGCGTGGAAATGTCCGGCTGGTTTGAGCGCTTTGCGTACATACAGGATGATGACGCATACTTTGATATGCAAGACCGGCGTGAGTTGATGCGTAAGACTTTCAACGCTATGTTCAGGCATATCAATTGCAAGTCACGCCACGGCAAGCACCCCAAAATCGAGGCGTCCAATTCGTTTGACGAGTACCGCCAAGACAAGGGAGCGCGCGCCCTGGTTGGTATCACCTACGCCGCAGGCGAGTCGGTATTGGTGGCCCGTGAGGGTTTGGTCTACGGCAACCGCTGGCGCGACGCTCGGCCCGAGCCGGTGGCCGCTGACGTGTCCGCGTGGCTGCGCCATGTCGAGCGCATGGTGCCCATCGAGTACGAGCGCGAACACCTACTAAACGCCCTTGCCCATAAGGTGCAGTTTCCCAGCCACAAGATCAATCACGCCATCCTATTGGGCGGCAACCATGGGAGCGGCAAAGATACCCTCTTTGCGCCGTTCTTTTGGGCCATAGGCGGCAAGGCCAAGGCCAATTGCTCCCTGGTTAAGAATGAAGACCTAAGCAGTCAGTGGGGCTACGCCCTTGAGTGCGAAGTGATGGAGATAGCAGAACTGCGCCAAGCAGAGGCCAAAGACCGGCGCGCCCTTGAGAATACCCTTAAGCCCATCATTGCAGCGCCCCCAGAACTGCTTATGGTCAATCGCAAGGGCTTGCACCCCTACTACGCCTTAAACCGCGTTTTCGTGGTCGCGTTTTCTAACGAGCGCGTGGCGATCAGTCTCCCCAGCGAAGACCGGCGCTGGTTTGTCCTATGGTCCGAAGCAGGTAAACTGCCCGAAGCAGAGGCGGTCGCCCTTTGGAACTGGTACGAAAACCGGGGCGGCTTTGCAGCAGTGGCCGCTTACCTGCATTCGCGTGACGTGTCCGCGTGGAACCCGAACGCTGCGCCCCCGATGACTGAGGCCAAGGCCATCATGGTCGAGCATGGCATGAGCGGCGCCGAATCGTTCCTCGTGAACCTGATCAAGGCCCGCCAGCGCGCTTTTGCGTCGGGCGTGGTCGGCGCGCCCTTTTACGCGATCTGCGACGAACTGCAACTGTACGCCCCCGCAGGGATCAAGATAGTCCCCCCGGCCCTTATGCACGCGCTCAAAGAGGCCGGATGGGTGGACATGGGCAGACTGGCGTCGCGTGAATATCAGACCAAAAAGCATATATTTTGCGCGCCTGAATTGGCGAAAAGCAATAAGTCCGACCTGCGCCGCGCCATAGAAAAAGCCCCCGAAGGGGCCTAGTCAAGATCGAACAGGATCGCTAAAAGGGCGGCGGCTAGCGCCGCTGCAAGGATGATCATTGCAAGCGCGGGAAATAAGGGCCGTAAAAAGCCCGATTTTCTCCGCGCCCTTTGCCGCTTAGATCAATAACAGATAACACCACTTGACTATACCCGTGGCGCAGGGCCGTCTCCCGTTTGACGTGGCCGTGATAGGTACGCATGGCCGCGCCCGTAGGCGTGTTTTTGAAACAGTAGGATTTTTTTAGGTAAATCATTGGTCTAGCGCCCGTTGGGCGTCCGTTCGTGTTGCTTCGTTATCATCTTCCAGCAGGGCGCGTAGCACGTCTTCCAGCCGCACAATGCGGTAATCTTCCGGCGAATAGTCGGGCATAAGCGCAAGTAAATCGTCAATCTCTAATTGCGCGTCTTTTTTGTTGTTGAACAACATAGGCTCGCCGCCTTCAGTCCAACAGTTCTCCCATGTGTTGATCATGCGGGTTTGAACTTCGTAAATCATAAGTACCTCACTAATAAAACGGCCAAAGTCAGGCCAATTGAGACGGCCAGCAGCGCGCTAGCCCAAGGGCGCGCCACTGGTTCGGGTTTGTAATGTTCCCTCATGCTTCGACCTCCATGCTATCGACGCCTACGGGCACGCTTATGTGCTTGGACAGTGGCGCAAAGTGGTTCGACTCGCCTAGAGCATTCATAGCGTAATAGTCGCGCACGTAGGCGTGCGTCGATAGATTCGCGCCAAACTTAGGATAAGTGCGTTTAGATGCCTTTGGCCGCACGGGCTTGTGCTTGCCCGTGATTTTGCTTGCGATGGCCTGCACGGCCAGCGTGCGCTCCAGTGACGCCAGCGTGTACGTGGTGGATTCAATTTTCAGGGTATGCATAACGTAACTCCAGTTTTATTGCATTGTCGATTTTGCGTAGGTTGTACCCATCGGCCAGCTTATCGGCCAGCATGGCCGCGTCGATAGCCTCCGGCGTGGGCACGGGCGGCGCGTATGGCCGTAGGATGGCCTCAAATAGGGGATGCATCATAGTCCGCTCACCCGGTAGCACGCACCGTCGCTGCGCTGCACGTCAATAGTGCCTGCGCGATGGATCGCGAGCACTAGAACCCGTTCAGGTTTACCGTATAGGCTTATGTGAATGTATTGTCCGATTCTCATAATTTACTCTCGTTTAGTGTCCGGCCAAGATTAGCCCGCAAACGGCCGTCGCTGGCCGTTTGCAGATAGCCCTAGATAGTGCAGCATCCGCAACATGGCGCGTCTTCGCACCGGCCGCGCGCGTTACGCGTAAAGTGCGAAGGACCATGTTCACCCATAAGGGTAATCGTATTCAGGACCGGGGCCAATGTGGCCCGTTTGGTCCGGCCGTCGTAATAAATCAGTGCACCGGGTTTGATCGGCGCGCCAGTGGCCGCGCACCAACCGGAATAACGTGCGCGCATAGTGCGGATCATGGTGCGGGCCGGTCAAAAAATGTAAACATATCGCAGTGCGCGCAATAGGCGCGCCATTGTCCGCTCCCCCTAGTGGCGTCGTTTTCCGGCGCGCCGGTGGCCGGTTGATCGCAGTTAAAACATGGCACCGGCGCGCCGGTCGGTATGGTAGGAAATAGTTTATTCATGGTTTGCCTTTAGGTTATAGCGTGCACAGTGCGCGCCCCTAAACGGCCATCGACGGCCGTTTAGAGAATGCACTATGCTGCGGCCAGCATGATCACCCGGCGTCGATCATGCCCGGCCGCGTGATCGGCGATCACCACATCGCGCGCCGTTATCCGCGTGCCACTGCACAATGTGCATTTTGCACACGTTGATTTACGGCCACCTTCGGCGCTGGCCGGGCATACAGTTTCACCGGGTTGTTTGTCCACACCGACCGATACCCTAAAAACGCGCATACCATATAAATTGGCCAGTGCGGCCTGCTCGATCGTATCGGCGCTGGCCATGGCCAGTGGCGACCATGCAGCATGGTCAAAATTGTCGTTTTGCCATTGGTGCGTATACCCGCGCACACCGGCCGCATACCGGGTAATTTGGGTCCACATCCGCACCGGTGCGGCCGCGCCGTCGCCGTAGGTGCCAATACGTACGACTTTACCGGCCAGTGCGCGCGCTATAGTGGCCGCGTCGGCGCGCACATAGCGGCCGCGCAGGTATGCGTTATAAACGGCCAGTACTGATTTCGCTACCTGCACATAGCATGGTACTTTGCCCGATGCGCGCGCCAGTAATGGCCGATGTTCGCACTGGCCGCATATGCTGGCGTCGGCGCCGTTTTGCAGGGCCTGCACCGGGTTAACGTCGGACCGGATAATGAATGATTGGACAATGTCGCCGGTTTTTCCGTTTTTGCTGGCGTCGGTGATTTTGTTGATTATTACGACAATGGGCGCGCCGTCGATTTCTGACGGGCCTTCGTATGCGATGTAACCTAGAATTTTAGTCATGATATTTTGCCTTTACTGTATTAAGTAGCGAAGCTGCTACGGTTGATAGTGTAAGGGATTTTCTTACACAATGCAATAACCCTTAAAATTAGTCAACTATTGGGCATTTTGTGGGTACCTATCGCGGCATTTTGTAGGCATCGCTGATTTCGTGCGGTTCTCCAATGGAACCGGTTAACTGTAGGTCATATTGTCATTAAAAAGATCCCAAGTTATATACTCTTTACATTTCATAATGTGAAATATGCAATATGGGGTAGAGCGACTGAAATTGGCAAAAAAGATGACCCACATGACCTACATGACCCACGCCGACAACCGCTGCATTTTGCACATGGTCACATGGCCACATGGTTAACGGACACCATGCGATCGCATTGGCTATGCCTACATGACCCACATGGTGGCCGGTGGCCAATGGCCGGTATCGCAGGCCATGCGATCGCATTGGCATGACCCACATGACCCACATGCCCACCAAGTAACGCTTGCCATTCTGATAACTATACGCTTGCTATTCTGACTACTATATGCTTGCCATTCTGACTAGCATTACCCTTACCATTTTGCCTAGTATATGCTTGCCATTTTGTGTAGGGTTTTGGCCAGGGGGAGGGGGTAGGGCCGAGCCGAAGGGCCAGCGGAAACGGAGGGGCCACAAACAAAATTTTTTTTTGGTATACACTCCACGCCACATGCCGACACGCATGGGGGTTGAGGCAGCTAGAAGCCGTGGGACGCGTTCCGACTTTAAGTGCAGCCCCCAGCCGTGTTGGCAAAGGAGAACCATTTGTTCAAGTCACTGCCGCTTACTGTCCGACACGTCCAAGCGACTGAATCGCGCTTGCAGGCGATATACGACGCTGCCAAGCTGGGGCTCAAAGGCGACACGCTGGCCCTAGCGTCAGGGATGCGGCCAGAGGAGTACCAGCACCTGTGCCAATTTGACGCATTGGCCGAGATGGCCGCGATTAAAGGCAAGGCTGACGGCGAACGTGAAATGGCCGACGTGCTGCACAAGGCAGCCCGCGAGGGCGACGCTAAGGCGGCGCTTGAAATCTTGAAGCACCAGCACGGCTGGGTCGCCAAGCAGTCCATCACGGTGGACATCGACCAACGCATATCCATCACGCAGGCGCTGCAAGAAGCAGAGATGCGCGTCATAGAAGTAGTCGATGCAGTCCACCAAATACAGCGCTGAAGACGAACAAGCTTTGATGGCGCGTCTGTGGACGCCGCGCATCAAGGACAACCCGCTGAACTTTGTGATGCTCACGTTTCCGTGGGGCGTCAAAGGCACGCCGCTGGAAAACTTCAAGGGACCGCGCAAGTGGCAGCGCGAGGTGCTGCAAGATTTGGCCGACCACATCGAAGCGAACAAAGGCCAGTTGGATTACGCAGTGCTGCAAAGCGCAATATCGTCGGGGCGCGGTATTGGCAAGTCGGCGCTGGTCTCGTGGATCACAATCTGGATGTTGTCAACGCGCATTGGGTCCACGACCATCATCTCGGCCAACTCGGAGTCTCAGTTACGCAGCATCACCTGGGCCGAGATCACCAAGTGGCTGGCGATGGCGATCAACTCGCACTGGTTTGAAGTCTCGGCCACCCGGCTGATGCCCGCCAAGTGGCTGACCGAACTGGTCGAGCGGGACCTGAAGAAGGGCACCAGGTACTGGGGCGTCGAGGGGCGGCTGTGGTCGGAGGAGAATCCGGACGCCTACGCGGGTGTGCATAACTACGACGGCGTGCTGGTGATCTTTGATGAGGCCAGCGGTATTGCTGACGCGATCTGGGCGGTGACAAGTGGATTCTTTACGGAGAACACGCCGCACAGGTTCTGGCTGGCGTTCTCCAACCCGCGCCGCAACACGGGGTACTTCTACGAGGCGTTTAACTCCAAGCGGGCGTTTTGGAAAACCAAGGTGGTGGACGCGCGCACGGTAGAGGGTACGGACAAACAGGTCTACGAGCGGATCATCCAGGAGTACGGGCCAGACTCCAGCCAGGCGCACGTCGAGGTCTACGGTATGTTCCCCAGCGCGGGGGATGACCAGTTCATCGGTTCGGACATCGTAGACGAGGCGATGGGGCGGGAGAAGTACAAG